TGCTTGCAAATCTTGCACAAATCGCGGTATAATAAACATGCCGAAAGGGAACGAGAAGAAAGGAATTGAAATGAACGAGAAGGTAATCACTGCGGAAGAACGCGACTTGGCTTTTACTACGCTTGCCACCTGGAGAAGCCTAGAGGAATACAACAGCGCGGGGGTGTAACACTGTGAGCGATAACGCCACAATCGACACGTGGCCCTGGGGTTATCGTGAAGCGGTTTACACGCTCGCGCGGTGGAAGTTTGAAGCGGTAAATTCCGAGCTTACCGAGCCACACCGTTACGAACGGTATAGCGAGCGCTATTATATAGGCCGCGATATGGTAAAAATTCTAACGCAAAAATCTTATGCGAAAATTAACTACGATATCACCCTGGTTTATAATATGATTATTGCAGCACAATACTAGAAGGAAGGGAGCTATAAATGAGCAGATTAATCAAGCGCAAAATCAAGCGCACTACCGCCGAGGTGTACGACGAGAACGGCAATCTCCTCGGAACTATGGAGGTCGGCGGGCAGGTTTCCGCCCCGCGTATGGCTAACATCGTGCGCCGAGACAAGGGCAACCCGCTTTTAACAGTGCGAAACGTCGTAACGAGCGCGGACACGTACGTAATGGACGTGGACGAGTTCGTAGAGCATGCCGAGCGAATGGGCACGATCGAGCCCGAGCCCGAACCCGAGCCAGAAGCTGACAATGCTACTAACGACGCCCGCGTTCCGTTTCACACAGTGTGTGACGCTCACACGGGTGAAACGTATTTTGAAGTTGGCGGCAACTAGGCCGTTAGCGAATAGCAAGCCATAAGAAGAAAGGAAACTAAAATGGCTGACGAAATTATGATGATGGATTCCGAGCCGGGTATCGCGAAGAGCGAGGAGATGAGTTTTTCCGAGCGGATCGTGCAGCACGTTCGCGAAGAAGGCTTCTTCTCCACCTTCCCGACGGACAGCCTCGAAGGGCAGAAACTTCTCTACAAGGCAACGAACGCAAGCAAGCTGCTGCGTGATTTCATGGAAACGCCGCTCGCTATTACTGCGTTCGTCTTCTCGCCGACTACCGTTACAACCGAGGCTGGCGATGTTAAGCAGGTCATGGGGGTTTACCTCATCGATAGCGCAGGAACTGCGTACGTGTCTGCTTCGAACGGGGTTATCTGCTCTGCTATGAGCATCATGAGCATGTTCGGAGACCCGCAAGGCTGGGGCGAGCCGCTTACGGTGGTGTGTCGTGAGACCAACACCGCGAAGGGCCATCGTTTCAAGTTCCTCGACGTTTTGTAGTCTAGCGCTGGAGTAGTATAAGGGGTTGGCGCGAGTCAACCCCTTTTTTATCGCCTGCGCAGGCGCTAGAATATGAAAACGTAACACGGCTATCAAAAAACAACGCCCACCTTGATGACAGGCGGGCGCAAGGAAGAAAGGGGCGAGCCATGGCTAAAAGGAAGCGTAGCAACCTGGATGAGGCCATCGGAAAAGCCTTGCATGGCACGCGTAACAAAGTATACCGCCTGAAGAAGAAAGGCGCAAGCGCGAGCGAGCTAGCCGCTATCGACCCGCGTAAAACGGACTGGACGAGCAGCCGCGGCGGTGCCCCTGGTTCGGCAACGCTCTACGAACGTTATCGTAAAGGCGAGTTGAACGCGCGCGAGAAGGGAGAGCTTTTGCGGCAGCTCAAGGACTTTAACGAGCGCGGGAACGCGTACGAGTCAACAGGCGGCGGGCGTTTTATCTCCTCGAAAGCTCAAGAGCGCTTCGGCGCGATGGTAGAGGGCGTGAACAAGACGCGCAAAAGAACACTCGGCAACATCATAAAGAGCGGCGCCTATTATCAGTTTGGCGCGCCTGGTGTGGACGTGGCCAGTATGAGCGAGTGGGATTTCGAACATTACGTTTCGCGCAACCTCTCGCCACTAAAGCGGACCGAACCGTTTACCTCATCGAAGCAGATCGCCCGCGCAATGCAAACACTTCTGGGCGCGACGTCCTCGATGAGCAGAGCGCTTAAGAAGAGCGAGAGCTGGCGGCGTGCGGCGTGCAACATGCTTATAGACAACAATCAGCGCGAGCTTGCCGAGGCGATCGAGCGCATGAGCGCCAAAGAATTTTTAGAAATGATAACCCTTACCGATTTCAACGTTCGCATGACCGACTTTCCTTATCAGGATTATTTTACTGTGCAGGGCCATTCGCGCGAGCGCGGGCTGGCAGCTGCGCAGAACGAGAGCAGCCGCTATATGATTGGCCTTGTCGATAGGTTCTCGCAGAACAACGCCACAAAAGATAAGAAGTAGACAATGCGCGAGTATTGCGCCGACTTCGAGACGAACACTTATATAGACGATTGCCACGTATGGGCATGGGGAGCCGCCGACATTTGCGAGAACCCCGAGGATACGTTTGAGTACGGTACAACATTGGATGAGTTTATGGAACATGTGTTCGCACACCCTGGGCGGTACTGGTTCCATAATCTCAAGTTCGACGGCAGTTTTATAGTCTCGTGGCTGCTTTATCACGGATACGTGCATACCGAGGACAGGCCGCGCGCTGGGCAGTTCTCCGCGCTCATCGACGATTTAGGCAAGTTTTACTCTATCGCTGTCGGTACCAAAGTGAAGTTCGCGGACAGCTGCAAAAAGATTGCCATGCCAGTTCGCGCCGTTGCGAAAACCTACGGCCTGGAAATGTCAAAAGGCGAGATAGATTACAACCGTTACCGCCCCGTCGGGCACGAGCTCACAGTCGAAGAGCTGGACTATCTGCAGCGCGATGTGCTCATCATGGCGCAAGCTATGAACGTGCGACTGCTCACGGGCACGAAACTAACCACCTCAAGCGACTGCTTGGAGATCTTCCGCGACCTCTACGGTAAAGCGCGCTACCGCTCGACGATGCCTATCATCAACGGCGTTATTGATGCGGGCATGCGGCGCGCTTACCGCGGCGGCTGGGTATACGTCAATCCGAAGCACAAGGGCGAGGACGTGGGGCGAGGTATTCGGCTCGATGTGAACTCGCTCTACCCGTGGGCGATGCGCTACAACCCGCTTCCCGTTGGTAACCCCTCTTATTTCTCTGGCAAGCCGAACCCCACACCCGAGCGCCCGCTGTGGATTGCAGGAGTCACCATCACAGCAAAGCTCAAGCCTGGCAAGTTGCCTTGCATTCAGCTCAAGGGCTCTTCGATTTTCGGGGAGCGCGAGTATACGGATTCGGTACCCGAGCCGACGCCGCTTGTCGTGTGCAGCGTCGATTACGAACTATGGTGCGAAATGTACGACATCGAGGTTTGGAGCTGGGATGGGGGGTGGAGCTTCGCGCAGCGCGAGGGCGTGTTCGACGATTATATAGACACCTATATGAAGCAGAAGCAAAACGCGAGAACGCCAGGCGAGCGCGCCGAGTCGAAACTGATGTTAAACGGCCTATACGGAAAGCTCGCGCAGAAGATCTTGCAGCGCGGGCAAGTTCCCGCCTTGGATGACGAGGGCGTTCTTTGCTTTCTCGAAGGCAGGGAGTCAGAGCGCGAGCCCGTTTACCTTCCAATGGGCATATTCATCACGGCATACGCCCGAAGAAAGACGATCCTCACCGCCTGCGAGTTCGGCGATCGCTTTTGCTACGCCGACACTGACAGCATCCACGCGATCGGCGATGAGATTCCCGAAGACGTTGAGATACACCCGAAGAAGCTGGGGGCCTGGAAGCACGAGGCGACTTTCGAGCGTGCAAGGTTCGTCCGTGCGAAAACATACGTTGAGACGGTGGACGGCATCGAAGAATACACCTGCGCGGGCATGTCTCAATCACTCAAGGACATAATGAGATGGGAGGACTTCAAGTGTGGATTTCAAACGACTGCTTGCCCGTATTTTCATCCTGGGGGCTGTGACGAGGACTGCGAAACGTGTTATAGTAACACTCGTAATTGGGGGCTTAAACCGAAACAGGTTCGCGGCGGCGTGGTGCTTTTGCCTTCGCCGTTCTCTATTAGGTAGGAGGTTCGCGCAGCGTGATAGACTTCGACGTTACAAGTGTTATCGTGCCCGCTCTTTCGGCGGTGTTGTCCGCTGCTTGCATGGCGGGCGGGGTATACGAGGCGATAAGCAACAGGCTTTCGGTGCTTGAAACCAAAATGGACGCACTAAGCGACAAGGTGGAGAAGCACAATTCCGTTATCGAGCGGACTTATAAACTCGAAACCGACGCGGCGACCGCTTGGAAGCGCCACGACGAGCTGGCCGATCGCGTGGAAAGATTGGAAGATTTGAGGGTAGGAGGAGCGCAATGAGAATCAATTGGAAGGTGAGAATCATGAGCAAAGCGTTTTGGCTCGCGTTCATCCCCGCGCTGCTGCTGCTTGTGCAGGTGTGCGCAGCGCCGTTCGGGTATACGTGGGATTTCGGTGTGCTGAACGCGCAGCTTGCCGCAATCGTTAACGCGCTGTTCGCCGTGCTCGCGATCCTGGGCATCGTGGCCGACCCGACTACAAAGGGCATGGGCGACAGCAAACAGGCGCTCGAGTATACCGAGCCGAAGGAGGATTAAACATGCACATTGCAATTGCGGGCGGGCATTCCGCGCTTGCGCCTGGGGCTTCTGGTTATCTCGATGAGTATGAGTGCGACCGCGCTTTCACCGCGCGACTTGTTGAAGCATTCGACAACCAGGGTTGGGCCGTTACGGACTGCTCGAACGAGGAGGGCGACGAGCGCAACGAACTTCGCGCGGAGTGTCGTTTAGCAAATGAGTCTGGGGCAGATCTCTTCATCGCCGTTCACTTCAATTCGGGCGGCGGCACGGGCACCGAGGTTTGGCACTACCTAGGTTCGAGCGCCGAGGGCTACGCGGCGGACGTGAGCCGAGAGCTTGCATCTGCGCTGGGACTTCCGAACAGGGGAGCCAAGAGCACCGCGGGGCTTTACGTCTTGAACCACACGAACATGCCCGCCATCCTCATTGAGGTGTGTTTCGTTGACACAGAAGCGGACGCGGCGGCATGGAACGCGGCGAGCTGGGACGATCTTTGCGGCGCTGTCGTGCGCGGATTAGGCGGAGATTACGACGAGAAAGAGGAAGACTTGTTAACCGAGCATCAGGATAAACTATTGTCAACCATCTACGAGCAGGTCACGGGCACTTACGACCCAACCAACCGTGGCGTTGAGCTCAACGATCACGATCATATCAAATATATAGGCAAGGCGGTTGCCGAAAACGCGGCAGCGCTCAAGGAGATTAAAGAGCAGATCGCGGCGCTTGCCGAGAAGCTGGAATAGTTATAGCGCCGCCGAGAGTTTCGGCCTGACGGTGAAAGCTCGAAGGCTTCGGCTGAAATGAGAAAGCGCGAACTGCTAGCATGTTATTAACAAATGTTGGAAAGCCCGAGCAGGTGCTCGGGCTTTCTTTATGCCGCTTTCACGACCATGCAGACCCGCGCGAGGAGCTCATGAATCTCGTCCGACTCTGTGGGCGTCGGGTAGATTCCCGCCCGCGCGAGCAAGGCGAGCACTTCGGAAAACAGGCGATCGGCTTCGCGCTGGCGGTTAATCTCTCTTGTGCGCGTCGCGCGGCGCGGTCGCTCGCCGTCGTCCCAATATATAGTTGTCTCGATTTCCGCGCTGCGGCGGCGCTTGTCGGGGTTCGCTGTTATCTCGACATAATAAGGAGTTGATTTACCGCCGTCATAGGCTACGCGCATGTTGCCCCTTCTTTCCTTGTCGGTTTAGTCGTGTATAATACAGTATAGCCGAGATTCCGCGTACTGTCGCAAGTAGAGCACGGGGAGCCACTCGCTCGCGCGAGCCCGTACGTGTTCGGCCTACGGCAAGGCTTTTAGCGGTGGTCACGGTAGATCCGGCAACCTTTACCGTGCGCGGGGGAGCCGAGCAAGGCGTAACCCCGCGCACACTTGTATAAGGGAGGCAAACATGGATTTCGCAACACTGTTGGCAATGCTGGACGCCGACGAGCTGGATCTGGACGGCCTGCGCAACGGCTTGAGCGAGCTATCGAAGGTGAGCGAGGGCGCAAACGCGCGGATTGCCGAGCTTGAGGGCGAGAACGCCGAGCTGTCGCAAAAGTACACCGAGACTGCGGCTAAGCTCTGGGAAATGGCTCAGGCGGCGACCGCGCCCACCAAGGAGCCCGAGGGCGACGAGGGCGACGAGGGCGATGAGGAGCCCGAAAGCGATGAGGAGCTTTTCGGCGACCTTTTCGAGGACTAAAGGAGTGATAACGTATGCAGGGACAGCTAACCGCAACCAATGTTGAGATTTTGAACAGGATTCGCAAATCGGCGAGCCTGGAGTATAAGGATCGTGTGCCGATCGCGACGCAGGCCAATCTTGCGCGCACGGCGAGGACTATTCGAGATTATCCCGTTGTGTGGAACGAGTTCATTGATATCCTCGTGAACCGTATCGGGTTGATGCTTTTCAACGCGTACCAGTTCAATAATCCGCTTGCACCGTTCAAGAGCGGCATGAGCTGGGGTTCTATCGCAATGGAAGTCGGTAACAACCTCATCGAGGCCGAAAATTACGATCAAATGGACACGAATCCCTGGACGGCGACGCCCGCCGACGTGGTGGCAAACTACTACGTCCGCAACCGTGCCGACGTGTACGGTGTGCAGACAAACGAGGCGCTTATCGCCGAGGCTGCAGAGAATGAGGGCCAGCTTTCGGGGCTCGTGAACATGATGTACAACGCGCCTAACCAGTCCGCCGCTTGGGACGAGTATAAGATCATGCTCAATTCGCTTGCCGAGTACGAGAACGGTTCGGGCTTTTACAATATTCAGGTACCCGATCTCGCAACGTCCACCTCGAAGGAAGCAGACGGCAAGACCCTTGTAGAGCTCATCCGTTCTATGTACCTGCGGATGAACGGTTTCTATTCGCGAAAGTTCAACGCCGAGAAGTGCGACAGCATGGCCTCTAACATGATGCTGTTGATTGATAGCACGGTAGCATCTGCGGTTGATGTGAACGTGCTTTCCGCGGCGTTCAATCTTCCGTTCGCCGAGTTCGTGGGCCGACAGGTGGTTATCGACGAGTGGCCCGAGGAGCTCAAGGGCACGCAGGCGATTTTGGCGGACGGCGAGTTTTTCCGTGTCTATGACATCCTGAACAAGTCGGCATCGATTTACAATCCGAAGACCGACGCGACGTACACCTATCTGCACGTTCGCGGCATCTACGCCACCTCGAAGCAGAGAAACGCCGTTCGTTTCTCGACCGATGCGAACACCGAAGGAGCCGCAACCGTGGGCCGCACTGTTAAATCTGTCACCATCGCAACCGACCCCGCGGGCGGCGTTTCCGAGCTTAAGCCTGGCCTGGTGGCGCAGCTTGTGCCGACGGTCACGTATTCCGACGGCGTCACCGACGCTAACGCCTATTTCATCGTTACGGCGGGCACGGCGGCGCAGGCAGCGGCGGGCAACCTTCCCGCTATCCTTCCCGATACGGGCACGTATGTTGACCGATTCGGTGCGCTGCACGTGAGCGAGAACAGCGACTATGAGACGATCGTAGTAACCGCCGTCGCAACTCACGACCCGACCAAGAGCGCCAACATCACGCTTGGCACCACCGTAGCATCATAATAACGAACGATTGTTCGGGGCGGGAGCAATCCCGCCCCTTTTGTTTATAGGAGGTGACAACATGCCGTTTAGCCCTATCGAATGGCCTACCGATTCGCGCGTTACCTTGTGCAAAGTGCCGTGGGATGCGGCCTATAAAGATGTGGTTTACTTCGAGAGCGCGCGGGCGCGCGATGAGTACTTCGACGCGCTGCGTGCAAGCGCGACGAGCATTTGCCTATCCAAAATGACATACCTCAAGCCTCGTGAGCCCGTTACGGTCAACGTCCCCTATTCGCGCGCGTACCGTTACAACTATCTGCGCGTGGTGAACCCCGAGCTTCCCGTACCTGGGGAGACGACCCCGCCCGTGCTTTACTATTTCGTGACCAATGTTTCCTATGTCGCGCCGAACACGACCGCGCTCGAATTGCAGCTCGACGTGTGGACAACATATGTCTACGGGTGCAGCCTGGGAACGGGGTTCCTTGAGCGCGGGCATCTGCCTATGAAACGGGTTTACGACGCCGACGGCGGGAGCATTGGCGCTATCGAGAGCGACAACCTGCGGCGCTACTGCACCACGCCCGAGGGGCTGGATATCGGCAGCGAATACGTTGTTGTTAACCATGAATGGAAAGATATATCCAACGCCTCGGGCGGAGGCTGGAAAGTCCTTATCACGTCAACGGTCGATCTCACGGCAGACTGGGGCACCTCATCAAGCCCCAACCTGGAATGTGCGAAGGGCCAACGCGTGGACGGGCTTATCGGAGGTTGCAACGTATATACCATGGCAACGGACAACTTTCCAACGTTCATGAGCGCGATCAAAAAAGCGCCTTGGGCGGCTAAGGGCATCATCGACGTAACTTGCTTTCCGTCGGCTCTGCTATCGGACGGGGACGCAGTGAGCCTCGGCGGCGTGCCTGCAAACTACCTAGGAGACACGCCCGACACGTTCAACTGGTTCGACACGGAAAACATTTGGGAGCAGTTGAGCAACGGGATACCCCCGCAATATCGCTGGATGCGAAAGTTCTATTCTTATCCTTACTCGGTCATCGAGTGGACTAACTATCAGGGGTCGCCTCTTCTCCTCAAACCCGAGCTCTGTTCGACCGACGAGGGGAAAATCTATATGCGCGCCACGAGCTGCGCCGCTAACCCTGGTATGCGCGTTGCTGTGTGGCCCTCGTTATACGGCGGGGCGCGCGGCTTCAACAACTCTAACCAGGTTATCGTCTACGATTACGCCGATATGGCGGGAACGAAACAGGGGTTTATCCGAACAGGTAACAATCTCGATAATGCGGTTTGGTTTCAAGGCTTTCCAAAGTTCACACTGGTAAACGACGAGGGAACGCTATCGATCGCGCAGCGGATCAACTCGCTCAACACAAGCTATGCGGGCGCGGGGTGGTCCCTTGCGAAGAGCAACGCCGCAAACCAGCTGGGGTTCACGCAAACGATGCAATCGCTCGACACCTCGCGGAGAAATAAGGACATTCAAAACATAGCCGATGCGGCGGGCGGCGCGCTCTCTGCTGTCGGTTCGCTCGCAAGCGGAAACGTGGTGGGCGCTGCTATGGGCGGTGCAGGTACGGCGATCGGACTTGTATCTAGCAACATGCAGTTCGCCAACACGCAGAACCTCGCTTCCTCGCAGGCGACGCAAAATTACAACCTCGCGAACTGGGCGAACCAAGGGGACTACGAGCAGACCATCGCGCAGATAAACGCGACCGTGCAGGATGCAGCACTAACGCAGCCCTCGATCGTGGGGCAGACGGGCGGCGACGGGTTCAACCTGGCAAACGGGTATATGGGTATCGAGGTTCGATATAAGACGGTGAACGAGCAGATGGCGCGAGTACTCGGCGACTACTGGGGAAAATACGGTTATGCCGCCCATGAGGTAGTAGACATGTCGCGTTACTCGCTTAACCAGATGCGCTATTATAGCTACTGGAAGTTTACGGACATCTATATCGAGCAGGCAGAATGCGCCGAGGCCGACAAGGACGCAATCCGAGGTATCTTTGCGAAAGGCGTTACCGTTTGGCGCGATCCTGCTCGAATCGGCAACGTTTTGCCTTATAACAACACGCCGAACTAGATAAGGAGGTTATAACGTGGGTCAGAAGGTAGCGAAATACTACGATGATACCGAGGTTCCCGAGCTGCTCGACATGGCGGCGGGGGCCTCCTATATGCGACAGGTTCACAGCAGAGACGAGCGCTATGAGATGTGGCAATATCATTTCTGGATGCAGTACCTCGAAGGAATCGCGTTGTCTCGCTTCGAGTGGCACGACCTACCCGCAGGCATCGACCCCCGCGCGGTGGAGTATATCCTTTACCGTTACGGCGTTGCGGGCTTGTTCGTGGACAACGGCGGCTATCTGTTCGCACAAGCGTCATACGGCAACGGTATGAACATGTACTATAACCCTAACGAGGTAAATCTAACCTCGCCCGCTGGCGGCTTGTGGCAACGCCACGCGCAGGCCTACGCGGTTGCCGTGGATGGCGAAGAGGTTCCGATCGTGCGCACCCCCGACGTGGCTATCTGCTTCGATTCGCTTTTGCGCCGACCGCTGTTCACCATGCTCAAGAACTACGCAATCCGTCTTGCCGAGATTGATAGGATCGTGCAGGTCAACATGGGCGCTCAGCGAACGCCGTGGATGATCGCAAGCGGCGAGGGCCAGAAGAAGACCGCCGCGCGAATCGTGCGCAAGCTCGAGAACAACGACCAATATATTACCTATAACGCGGCGGGGTTCGACGTAAGCGCGGCGGTGCAGGTTCTCCAAACAGAAGCGCCGTACGTGTCGGGCGATCTCTTGAGCGACCAGCAGCGTATTCTTAATCAAGCGCTTTCACTTATGGGCGTGGACAACGACCCGAACGCGCAGAAACGCGAACGAAAGGTTTCGTTGGAGGTTTTGCAGAACAACGAACAGGTTATGCTCGCGCGTCGCAATTTCCAGGGGGCGCGAGACCTGTTTTCCGACGCGTGCGAACGTGTGTTCGGTATCCGTCCATATGCGACCTGGGCAGCGCGGCACGAGTACGAGGATTTGAACGACCTGGGCGGGGTGGGTGATCCTGCTGGGGACGCGAGCGAGGAGGGAACAAGCGATGTTGATTACCGATGACGGGCCCACACTGCATGACTGCGTGGAGCTCTACGGCATGGACTGGCAGCAGACCATGAGCGATTACCCTATTTTCGACGAGGATAAAAGGGAGTGGCTCAACACGAGAATCTACGAGCATTTCGCTTATAGGGAGATCGCGCAGGAAACGGCAGTAGACCATTTCCGCCTGATTAGGCGCACCATGCACGAGATGATGCCTGCGCTCAATCCCATGTTCTCCGTGCTGGATGGAGAGATAGACATATTGGCAGGGTACGCGAGCGCAGGCGAGCACGACAGCGAGGCGCGGCAGTTGTTTTCCGCAACGCCGCAAACGCAGCTGTCAGCCGCCGAGAACTACGCGACCAACTTAACGGACACCACGAGCAGCGAAAGCTCGAAAACGTCTGGCCGAAGCATGCCCGCGGGCGACATGCTCACGAGCTGGGCGACCTCGGTTAATAACGCGCTTTACCTCGTGTATAATGGGCTTGAGCCTTATTATCTGCAGATTTTCGATTAGGAGGTGCGTATATGACCGTTATCGAGAACGCGAGCGATTTCGACTTCGCGTACAAAGGGTACCAGTACCCGCTTCCGCCAACGTGGAAATACGCTGTTCGGCAACAGGACCAAATAAATTGGCTTCTGCAGGCGCTGCTCAAAGTCAACTACGAGGGCGTGAGCGCCGACTACCTCACCGAGCAGATCGCGGATGCGGTGCAGAGCGTCACTAACGGTTACGTCAACGCCGACGCTGCGTTAAAGCAATATCTCGGCTCGCTCATCGCAGCGCTTGAAGACGAGCTATCGAAGCTCGAAGGCGGCATTACTGCGCAGCGAAACCCCGTGACGGGTATGCGCGACTACGCCTATCAAGTTAGCAAACAGATGTACGACATGCTTCGTACGTATGCCTGCACGTGGGACGAGCTCGCGAACACGGGCAAGACGTGGGACGAGCTCAAGGCCACGGGGCATAGCTGGTTCGAGGTGGACATGTTCGGAAACATCTACTGGGGCGACGGCAACCAGCGGGCGAAGTTCACGCCTATCGACCACATCGGCGTTAACACCCCTGGCTATACCGACTAAGGAGCTAAAAATGGCAACATCTCATTACAACTTCCCAACCATCAACGGAACAGACACCATCGACGCCGTGAACGCTATCAACGGGCTTGCGAACGCGACCGATGCCGCGCTGTTCGGAGTAGCGGGCGAGATCTCCGAAGCCTACACCTTGCCTATCGCGGGGACTACCTCGCTTGGCGGTGTGCGCGGCTCAGGCGATATCTCGGTTAACGCGAGCACGGGGGATATGGCAATCAACGCGAACGCCGTGGGGAGCAACGAGCTGCAAACTGGCGCGGTAACGAACAGCAAACTAGCAAAAGGCTCGGTTGGCAGTGGCAACCTTATGGCTGACGTTCTGACTATGCTGCAGCAAGGCGCGCAAGCTTATACCGATGTCACCGCCGCTCCGCAGCTCTATCGCCTTCCAGATTACACTTCTGGTCAATATCTCACCAGCGGCACAATCTATTCAAACTATGTTGTCAACCCTTCTGCGCACAGCTGTCAGTTAAAAATCGACGCCAGCGGCGTAAATGTTAACCTTCCCGCGAGCAATACGTCACTCGAAAACCCGCTTTTCTCGTTAGGAACTATCCCGACACAGTACCGACCCGCAAGCGATTACGCAACGATAATTTGGACTCAATCGGGCAGCGATGGCTATGCGATCGTCTACTTCCTTGGCGTCTCGAAAGACGGCGCGGTAGGCATCTACCACATCAACAGTTCGAGCACTCGAAACGGCGAGTTGTGGAGCAAGGGAACGTTGCATTACGTTTACGGCGCGCAAGCTGCGTCGTAAACGTTCGAACGGGCGGGCACATTGCCCGCCCTTTTTAGCTTGGAGGTGAAAACATGCCGACGCGAGAAAACACGATCATGTTTGCCATGTACGTTATCGGCGAGGTGGAAAGCAATTGGGATTGGACGGGCGTTTACCGCGCCGACCCTATCACGATCGGGATGATGCAGAACTACGGGCAGCGCGCCGAGATCTGCATTGAGCGCTGCGCAGCCGAAGACCCCGAGGGGTATACGGCGTTCAAAGCGGCGGCCCCGAAACTAGTCGCGGCGGTTGAGCAGGATTACGGCTGGAATTGGTGGACAGGCTACTATGTAGACGACGCCGAAGCGGCAGCGTGGCAGGCGTGGGCGCAGCGTGACAAAAACCACGTTGGCCAGCAAAAGCTCTGGGTTGACGACGCAACGGGCTATATTGAGGCGTTGACGGGGTGGGGACTCTCCGAGGACTGGCCTCGAACGCTCATATACGCTATGGCCATGTATCACCAGTCGCCGCGCGAGGCGGGGAACGTGATAGGAGCGTGTGGAGGCTCGGCAACGCTCGACACGATGCACGCGGCGTGTTTGAACAACGGAATTTTAGGACGCTATAAGAACCGATACAACACCGTTTACGGCAGGCTCTCCGATTGGGACGGAGAGAGCGCGCCGCCCGACTTCGGGCAGGTTAGCGACATCGGCACGGGCAGCGGCGGGCAGAACACGGGCAGCACGGGACAGCCTACGGCAGCTATTACCCGAGTACAGCTAGACAACGGCGTTATGACGCTGTGGGGCTCAGGCATTTATGCAAGTGGCCTAACGTGTTACAAGTCCGCTCCGAACACCTGGTTACCGAGCATCTCGAAGACAGGCGAGCCGAACCCTGGCACCAACACGGGCGGTGGCTCATCATCGGGAAACGCGGCCCTGGATGAGATGAAACAGTGGCTTCTCAATCATGTAGAAGCTTTTGCGTACTCGCAGGGTGCGGGGCGCATGTCGCCCGAGGAGTCGGGCTATACGGACTGCTCCGCGCTCATGTGGTACGTGTATCACCTCGTGACGGGGGAGAATATAGGTTCCTGGACGGGCGACCAGCAGAACTACGGCGAGATCGTAGCAGAGGGCAGCGGGGACTTGCCACAGGACGACATGCAGGTTATGGACCTGGTTTTCTTCAATTGGCGCGGCTATAACCCCTCGTTCGACCATGTGGAAGCATATATAGGCGGCAACCAGCTTATTGGGCACGGCGGACCTGGCAAGGGGCCGACGGTCAAGCAGGACGCGAACGCATACGCCCGCGGTGCGCATGATTGGCGCGTTCGGCGTTACGTGTGATATAGTGAGGGACATGAGCAGACAATTTTACAACCCCGCGAAAGCGATCAGCTACGGCGCGCCTCTTACCGTCGTTATCTCGATGCGCTCTTACGGCAAGACTTACGGGTTTACCAAGGCCGCTATTAAAGACTGGATGCGCGACAAATCACAGTTCGTTTACGTTCGGCGATACGACACCGAGCTCAAGACCAGCGCCCCGAAGATTTTCGAGGACATCGCGGAGCATGAAGAGTTTCCAGGCTACGAATTCAAAATGCAGGGCTACACGGGGCTTGTGCGCAAGAAAACGCCCGACGGCACCGCGAAGTGGGAGGAGATTTGCTATTGCATCCCGCTTTCGAAGCAAGCGAGCTATAAGGGTGTGGCCTTCCCGAGGGTAAAGAAAATAATCTTCGATGAGTATATACGAGTCCTAAAGACCCCGCCAGGCTACCTACGCGACGACATGGGCGCGCTCTTCGACTTGTACAAGACCATTTCTCGCGATCGCGATAACGTGCACATGTACCTGCTGGGCAACGCCTGCGACCTAACGAACCCGCTGTTTCTGTTCCTGGGTCGCGAGCTCACGGGCGAGCCGAAAGACGGTTTCTCATGGTACCGCAATAAGACCGTGCTTGTGGAGTACGCGAAAAACCAACAGTTCGCCGACGAGGAGCGCCAAACGGTAGTAGGCCGTTTGGTAGACGGAACGGCCTATGCAAACGTGATGATTGATGCGAAATTCGCGAACGCGGGCGAAGAGTTCATAGCCGCGAAACCTTCTCGTGCCCGCTACCTCTACGGGTTCGACTGGCAGGGCAAGCGCTTCGGGTGCTGGGTAGACGAGCGAAACGGGTATTATTTCATAACGCGCAAGCTTCCTAAAGATGCGGACTCACCGAAGTACCATCTGTTCGCGCTGTCAGCCGAGGACATGCGCCCAAACATGTATATGATCAAGCGGGCTGACCCATTTATCAAAACCTTACAGCGGCTCTATACTATCGGGGTTTGCTTCTTCGATTCTCCGAGTACCCGCGAGCAGTGGCTTAAAATGGTTGGGCTGATTGGCTATAGATAGCGAAAAGGGGCGATTTCTCGCACCTTTTTTATCGGTTATTCAGCATTTTCCAGCAATCGCTGCAAACTACGCTATCGCCTGATATCCAATGATTAAGCGCTGGCTCTGGGCTTATAGCTACCTGGGCACCGCACACCGCACACGGGCGATAATCGGGCTCGCTGCTGCACGCGAGCACGGCCCCCGCCACAAGCACAACGGCGAGGGCGATAACGATCGGTTTAGTCATGGCTCACTCCTTCCTACGCGCCGTAGATTTCCGCGTACCGCAAATCAACGGCGCGATCGATTGCCCTATAAGACTCATCAAGAATATCCCCGAGCAAAACAAGGCCAGCGGTATAGTAAGCGCTGAAGCGCGATGCCTCGGCAGTGTTACCCCCCGCGCTGTTGTATTCCTCTAGGCTTCTCCAGGTGGCAAGCGTAGTAAAAGCCAAGTCGCAATCTTCCGCAGTGATTACCTTCTCGTTCATTTCAATTCCTTTCTTCTCGTTCCCTTTCGGCATGTTTATTATACCGCGATTTGTGCAAGATTTGCAAGCA